CCAGCCGAAGCCGACGTTGCTGCCCTTCGGATTGACTGGGAATCCCTCTGCGCCAGGAGTCGTCGTCAGCGTTGTTCCGCGCCCGTTCGGGTTCGCCAGACGGAATGTAGAGCCGCCTGTGTCGGTGCCGAGGTAGCTCGGCGGTCCAAGCAGCGTGGTGTAGACGCTGACGCCGCCAACCAGAGCTGGATTTGACGCCCCGCTGATCCCTCCGACGTCTGCCGGAGAGTCTGGGTTGATCATGTGCGGAGGCTGCCCCGTCAGTTGGGTCAGCATGTTGTAGATCGCAGGCCGAGTGTTCTTCGGCTGAAAGAGCAGGGAGAGAGCTCGGTTCAAGTAGGATGCGTCGCTCTCATTCGGCAGCCTTGGCAGCGACTCACCGAAGAAGTCGTGGACGGCGACATCGAGAATCGGAGCATCCGCTGTCCTGAGCCTGAGTTCTGACTGGAGCAGGGACTGGGCTGCACCGTTGATCGGAAGAACCTGATCCCCGATGTAGCCGAGCAGCTGCATTGCTGCAGCGACCATCCCGTTGTAGACGGCCGGAGTCCCTTGACCCATCCGAACGGTGCCGCTCGTGTCTGTCTGAATCTGGCCTGAGTAGCTCATGAACTCTGCCCAGGAGGTTGTACCCAGCGGTTGGCGAAGAGCGCGTTGAAGTAGCCAGACAGCTGGCTCGCAGTTGCCGGCGCGTTACCGCGACTCGGAGGCAGGAATCCAGGCGGCCCGGCTGGTCCAGGCGGCACGGGTGTTGGCCCTGGCGGACTTAGCGTGATGCTCCAGAAGCTGTCGAACAGCGTACCTACCGCATCCGGTCCAGCCTGAGTCCATCGGAGGAGCGCGAAGTTGAAGAATGAATTGCGGAAGGAGAATGGGAAGGCGACCACGATCCCGTTCGAGGCGAACACGGAGAGCGGGCCAGGTAGCAGCGTGGGGAACCCGTCGAGGCCTGTATTGCTGACCGCGATCTGAAGGTTGCCGCCGATACCGCTCGGTGACCCACCAAGAGCCAGGACCGTCGCAGAGAACCCGACCGTCCCAAGCGGTAGGGCGATCGGGTCGCTGTCGATCGTCGATGCCGCGGTGACGCTGGCCGCCCCGCTCCATGTGATCGGAGTCGCCAAGGCGGTTCTCTATGGGACGTAGTTCGGCGTGGTCCAGCCAGCGCCAGAAACACTGAGGGACGATGCCCATCGCAGGACGCCGCTCGGATCTCCGGTGCCCTCGATCGTCCCCTGGTGGGTAGCGCTCGGGACCATGCCTCCGTCGCTCGCGGAAGCATAGGAGATGTTCGCAGGCACCAGCACCTCGGTCCAGTCCGTTGAGTCAGAAACAGGGTTTCCGGTGTTGCTGCCAGTAGTGTTCCGGTAGCTGTTGCCGAGGTAGATCACGATCTGGTTGACCGAGTACGTGGCTCCGGAGACCCATGGTCCAGCGTAGTGCTGGGTGACCGGACCCGTGACGATGCCAGTCATCGCGCTCGGTAGAACGTCGGTGATGATGTTCGAGACAACCGCGCCGCTTGCCTGAGTCACGGAGAAGTTGCGCATGGTGTTTATGATCGCGCTCCATGCCAGGCCGACAGAGATGCCGAGACCGATTCCGTTCGGGTTGCCGACCAATGCCTGCAACGCGCCCTGGATGGAACTCTGCAGCTGCGTGTACGAGAGCCCGGCGGCGTTGAGCGCGCTCTGCGAAACCCAGATCGAGTTCGCAGCAAACGCCAGCGTCGTGATCAGGTAGCTGTTGGCGTAGTAGACGATCGGTGTCACGGTGAACGCCACTGCGTCGATGGGGTTCGCCACTGTTCCATTCATTGCGGTGAGGATGCCATCGGCGATCGGATCTGTGCCGAGCGGCCCGAGATACTGGCCACTGTTCGAAGGATTCGGACTCACGAACACGCAGACGGCCTGTCCTGGAAATGCGAGCTGGACGCCGTTTGGCTGAGAGGCGAAGTCCCAGACGACGAATGTGGACCCGTTCTGGAGGTACGAACTCACCTCCTCGATGCCTGCAACAAGTGAACTCTCGATTGAGCCTGCCAGGCTGTCAATGTAGTTCACGAACGCGGCTCGAGCAGCCGGGTCGCTGTCGGCGTTCGTGCCACCGGCCGGCGCAGCGCTCCCGCTTGCTTGACCAGGCGCGAGCGCGAACGAAGGATTTCCGGTCCCAGCAATTCCGCTCGAGAACTGCAGCGCAGAGCTTGCCGGGACACCGTTGTATATCGCGCCTGCAGCATTGGCCTTGAATGGAATTAGGACCGATGTCTGACCGACTGCGATGGTGGCCGCGGATTGGGTCGTGAAGTAGTAGACGGTCGGTATGGTGGATGGGCTGACGACGATCGGGGCAGTTTGGAAAACGGTGAGGTTAGGAATCGGGACAGCAGTCGTAGCTGCTTTCCCTGTCGGCGTCGGTACGCTGATCCAGCCTTGAGCGAACCCTCCTCCTGGGCGAACGAAGTTGAAGTCCGCCATCCAGGAGTCGAGTTCAGGCCCGACCGCGGTAGAGGCCCGGCTGTAGTCGACCAGGCCCTGCATCCAGGCCTGGAGGTAGGTCGCGGTTCCGGCAGTGGCAAAGCCAAGCGCTAGGATTGGGTCTCCGGCAGGGATGTTGGCGGGCGTGATTCCGAAAGCAGGGTTGAGCGCGCTCGCCCATGCGGCAACGTAGTTGCCCTGCAGCTGCGTGACGGTCAGCGTCGGAGATAGCGGCATCTGGCTATGTGCTCACGGTGTAGCTGAGTGATTGAGGACCGGTTGTGGTGGTCAGATTGACCTGAAGGTTCTGGTAGTGCTGGCTCTGCGTGAGTGAGATTTGAGGCGGCACTGTCGGGTTCACGCCAGGCGCGTTCTGCGCCGCATAGTTTGCGCCGGCCTGAATCGTCGAAGTCCATTGGGCGGTTGGGTTCTGGCCTACCTTCAGACCGAGGCCGGCGCCGAACGTGGAGGCGTAGAGCAGGTCAGGGTCGATCTGACTGCCATCGTTCAGAGTGATCTGCGGACAGGCGAACATTGCCGCTTCGAAGGCCTGGCGCGTCTCATCCCACTGCTGAGCCATGGCCAGGCCGCCATTGGGGTTGACCCCGAAGTCGATGCCAAACTCCAGCCAAACCTTGGGCATGAGCCTATCCTAGCTTTCCCCTGGACCGGGAGCCAGTACGCTCTGGGCGCCACCAGTTCCGCTTGCGAGCGGTCCGCCGTCCTTGCTGTCGATGGTTGCTGCAAAGATCGCAGTGACTGGAGCGGCTGCTGTAGGTGGACTGCCTGGAGGTCCAAAAACGGATGTCAATGCAGCGACGAGAGCTGTGAGAGCTGCAGACCCGGTAGGGTTTCCAGACAGTTGGGCTGCAGCTGCTGCCGTGATCGCGGCGCTGAAGGATGAGTAGAAGATGCTCAGGTCGTGGTTGTGCGTCGCTGTGGAACCCTCGACGGCAACTGGCGTCGTTCCGAACTCTGAGCTTCGAGATCCGAGACGAAGCTTTGCAGTCGAAGGCGGGCCCTCGCCGGTGCAGCACAGCTGCAGATCGCCGCTCGGAGAGAAGCGGATGACCTGGCCGTTCTTGCCCATGATGATTCTGTCTCCAGCCTGCAATGGTTCAGTCGGCGTGTTCGCGTCGCCCTGCAGGTCTGGTGGTAGTGCCGTGGCGTCATTCAGCAGGAATCCGTGGATGCTGTCGCCGGTGTCTGCCTCGATGACCAGCAGAATGCAGAGGACACCGATCTCTGCGAAGAAGTAGTCCCCGTAGCCGGCGCCAACCATGAAGCATCCAACAGGGACACTTAAGATCGGAACACTTCCGCCAGACGCCGCATAGTGAGGGATGGCGACCTGGATGTTGTTCGAGTCCTGGTGGTAGCCGACGACCCGACCGTAGAGAGCGGTCGTACTCGTTTCTCCTCCGCTGAGTTCGAGCGATATGTTTCGGATCAGCATGCCGAGGTCTGAGGCTACGTCCATCTCAACCTCCAGAACTCAGCTGCGCAGGTGTCTGCAGCGAGTCGTCGCCTTGCGGAGTGAAGACGCCTTCGATGCCGCTGACCCGTAGCTCGTCGGCCTTCCATGCGGTGAACTCCTGCGTGAATCCTTCACCGGTGATGTTGAACTCATAGCTCGAGTGTACAACGACGAACGTCTGCCCCTCGACTAACGGGTCGCCTGTCCCGGACACGGTTAGCGGCTGGCCGACCTCGAGGCGCTGTGTCCCTAGGACCTTGCAGTTCAGCACGACCTCCTGGGCTGCCACCTCTCGCGCGATTCCAAGTGCTCTGAGGTTGGCTTGGTTCGTCTGGAGACCGGAAATGAAGTGGTCGTAGACTGGAAGGTCGCTCGCCTGACTCTGTAGTTCGGCCAGCGAGAGGCCAACAAACATGCCTGATTCAGACGCGCCGGATACCGGCATCGCCCCGACTCCAGGGACGCCGCTTGGCGCCGTCGTAAGACTCAGATCCTTGGCGAGCTGAGGGTTGATGTACTGGCACGTCCCAGTTATCGAGGTGCTGCCCTTCTTGTTGGAACTGTTGACGACGACAATGAATGCAGAGTGTCGTTGCCCTTCGTGGTGGATGTGGAGCCCGTTGTGCAGGAAGTCGCTGTTGCCAGAGGCGCTCCACGTGAGGGCTCGTGTTGCTACGCCGCCGCCGCTCGCCTGCCCTCGGTTGCGTGGACCGAAGTAGAACTGTCCACTGCTGATGCAGTAGGCGACGTAGCCGCAGTCCTTAGCTATACGTTGAATGAGTCCCCAGGCCGGCTCTGGGCGGGCGAAGAAGTGAGACTTTCCCTTGCCTGTTCCGTAGTAGGTCCCCATCGTGATCGGTGTTCCGCTTGGGTTGAAGGGCTGGGCGATGTGCAGGATCGGCAGCCCAGCCTCAGTGATGACCCTGGTGATGAAGGCCTGAATCGTTTGGTCGTTTGGAGCCACCTGAGGATTGACTGATCGCTCCTGGAGAACGCAGGCAACGTCTCTGGCGTCGAACTCGAAGACACCGCTTCCCTTCGGGCTGTCGGTGGCATCTACGAACCCGGTGAACAAAGAGGCGCCGTCCAGTGTTACCTGCAGGCCGACTGAGCCTCTGCGCATGACCAGGCCGAGACCACCGTCGAACGGGAATGGAATTTGAGTTGCCTCTGCTGTCGCGAACTTTCCGTTGCCGATGGAGCCGAAGCTTCCGAGGTGAATGGTCCCTCCTCGGATGACGACGGACGTGTCGTCAGGCGGCGCCGTAGCACCAGGTGCGTATGGGACGGAGGTAAACTTTAGCGCCCACTTGATGTCGCTCATGCGCTGACGTTTGGAATGATGATGGAAAGCAGCCCGGACCAGAACGGTGGGATGCCACCGTTGGCGAGCGAGATGGTCGTCCAGTCACCAGGGTCTCCGAAGTAGCGCGTAGCCAGCAGGAAGAGGTTGGTCAGCCGGCCGTCTGCTACGACAGTGACCTGCGGTGCTGTAGGCGTTGTAGAGAGGATGTTGGAGAGCTGCGTCAGGGCAATGTAGAGCGGGAGGACAGTCGCTGCCACGTCGAGCACGTCGATGGTCGAGAAGAGTGCGAATGTAGCGGCAGCCGATGCATTGACCAGCGCCGCGGCGCTGCCTACCGTTCCAGAGGAAACGACAAGCGCAGTGGTGAGTGAGTTCTCGATGGCCTGCTGCGTGGCGAGAGCTGCCGCGACAGCCTGCGTTCCAACGACTGCGACCTGACTGATCGACGATGCCTGCGCGGCTCCTGCTGCCGAGGTGACCGCTGAGACACCGGCCAGCGCGGCCTGGTCGATCGACTGCTGTGGAACCTGTGAAATGTTGATGGAACTCTGGTCTGCCTGCGGCAGGAACTTCGCGTGGTAGGGGAGGTAGCCCTCGAAGCCCGGGAGCAGCGTGGTCTCTTCGAGCACACCGGTCCACTTGAACTGCCCATAGGTGAGGGTGACCGTCTGAGAGCTGGTGCGGAAGCCATCGAGCTGGGCCCATCGAGAGAAGGAGCCTGGCCCGAGAATGAGACCGTGCCAGGTGATCGCGTCGTGCGGCACGTTTCCGAATGTCTGGATGACCCGCGAGCCACCCTCGAGTTGGATCAGCGCAGCGAGCTTCTTCCCGCCGAGACCGGAGAGCTCGGACGGAATCTCCATGAAGTTGAAGTCGAATCGTGAACCGCCAGCGACAAGAGAGAACTCGAGAGTTGTCTTCGCCATCGGCTACCTCGGGCCCGCGCCGGTGGTCGGGTTCATGAAGAGGCCTGGTGCTGCGCGCACGCCTGAGCTGTAATTCTTGGCGGCATGCTTGATGGCGTGATGGAGCGCGTGGTGTGGGTGCTTGCTGAGGACGTAGTCGCTAGGTAGCGGGGACAGCGCGGTTCCACCGCTGATCGGCCCATACTTCGGCAGGGTGTCCGCTGAGAAGTCTCCGGTCTTGCCGAGGACTGCGTTCGTCAACGCTTCGATCGCCTGCTTGAGGCCTGGGAGTTGTCCGACCCAGGCTCCGATGCTGTCGTCGGTGAGGCCGCCAGTACCACCCTGATGGCCTATCCAGGCGCCTGCGGCGAGGCCTGCGACGCCTGCCACAGCCGCACCGGCTCCGGTCAGCGCGGCGCCACCGAGACCGAGCATCTTGAGCGTCATCGCCACGATGCCTGCCTGCCCAGCTACTTCAAGAGCGGCGCTGCCTCCTCGCAGTACGGTAGCCCCGGCTGCGCCTACGACCTTCCCCTCCGGTGTCTGCTGCCACCTCTTGATGTCGCCTGCGAGGCTGTTGAGTACCCCGATGAAGTCTTTGCTTGAGTCGAGGAGTCCTGTTCCGGCAGCGCTCGAGATGTCCTGAAGGTTGGATTTGAAGACGGTCAGCTGAGAGTTGATTCCTCCCATCAGGATTTCATGCTGCCGTCCGAGCGACGCAAGCTTGCCCCATGCCTCTTGAACGGCGTGGATCTGGTTGAGCTTACCTGGCTCTGTGAGTTCGAGGATCTCTTCTTGGCGGCGCACGTCCGGGAATGCCGTCGCCATCATCCGCTTGGAGCCTTCTGGGTCGCGCTGCCGCAGTTCCGAGATCTGGTTGATGATGCTGAAGATGTCCCCGGTCGGATTCCCATCTGGACCGAGGATGCCCATCTCTCGCATGGCCTCTGCCTTGTGAGCCGCAGCCTTGCCTGGCGTGTGGCCGATCATCTGCATCTGCCCGACGAGGTGGCCAATCTGCGTTGCCTCGCGCCCGCTCTGACCGCCCATTGTGGTCATGGCAGCGAGTTGCATCTGGGACTCGAGCGGGAGACCAGCGAAGTCTCCTGTTCTGTGGATGTTCTGGAAGGCTCCGAGCAGTCCTCCTGGGCTCGCCTGCGGGTCGAACTGGAGAGCCCTCACCACGAGGTCGAGCATATTCGCCTGGGCTGTAGGACCTACTACTGCGGCAGTGTCGATGAACTGCATCGCGAGCCGTGCCGCTTCCTCTGGCGCAATCGGCTCCGCGCGAGACTTCATGACGTCCTGGAACGTGAGCAGGCCCTGTTTGCCGCCTCCAGGCTCCATCAGTCCGAGCATGGCCGCCTGGTCACGGATGCCGCTCTGCTGAAGAATCAGAGCTGTGCGGGCCATCTCGTTGGCGCTGGTCTTGTGGGCCTGGTCCAGTTCGTAGAACTTGTCCTTGAGGCGGTCCGTCTCGCCGGCCGTCAGGTTCAAGCCGAGCCTGACGTTGAGCATCGACTCTTCGAGGTTGCCGGCGTTCTGGATGATGCCGTTGAATGCCTCCGCTCCGGCCCGCCCGAACTTCTCCATCTCTCGAAAGGCAAAGAGCTTGCCCCAGGTTCCCATCATCTTCTCGGAGGAACGCTGGACGTCCTGGATGCCACGGTCGAGGTCACGGAGTGCTGAGGCGCTGCCCATCGGTCCATTGCCGGCCGAAGACCCGCCTGCCTGGTTGAGCAGGTTGACGTTGACGTCGACCGCGTAGACCGTGGCCACCTAGAGCCCCTCGATCTCTCTCGCGATGGAGAGTGCGACCGACTGCTGGATGGCGTCCTCTGCCTCGACAACGGAGGGGGCGAGGTACGGCCGCGGTGGCAGGTCCTTCGCGCCTGGCCGGCCGCTGTTCACGCCACCGAGTTCCTGGATGCGTGCCTGCGGGGCATCGCTGCCGACGACGACGCGGTAACCGCAGTTCATCGGCTCGACCACGCCCTGGATGGTGTCTTTGAGCAGACCACTTCGGAGCAAAGGGTCGTTCGGAGCAAACCCGAGAGAGATACGCTCAGCCTGGGTCGAACTCTCGAGCTGGGGCCACCCAGGTTGGTAGGTCCCGAGCTTCTCCATCGCACGCTGCTCGATGGCCAACCCGATCCCATCCGCGGCCTTGCGCAACCCTCGGTCGATCGCGCCAGGCAGAGCATCGAAGAACTCCGCTAGGCTGTTGAAGGTTGGCACGGTTGGATTCTACCCTATTCGGGTCTCCAGAGCCTTCCGGTCTGCCAGTCGACGTTGTTCCCGGCCCCGCGCGCCACGTGGTAGTAGAACGCGATCCGCACCTCTTCCGGGAGCGCCATAACATCGGACCAGCTTCCCATCCCGTGCTCGACGCAGGTTGCGGTAACGATGAAGTCGGGGTCTTCCGTTACCTGCCGGACAAAGGGAGGTTCTGCTTCTGGAGGAGGAAGTGCTGGAGGTAGGCCCCAGCGACGATCTCAGTCCCTTCGTCCCCGAGCAGGTTCATCATGGCCTGGGCTTGGACGTGGTCGTAGGGCCGGACCTGCTTCACCCCGGAAATGCTCTGGACGTACATCAGCGACTTGACCGTGACGTTGAGTCCGCTGGGAACATTCCCATCAGGGCAGACCCCGCCGAGGATGCGGTAGACCATGAACTGGCAGGCCACCTCTGGACGCGCCAGGATGACCACCCGGCCGTCCGGGAGGACAACCTCGAGGGAAGCCGCGGGAGCCTCTCTGGCGGCCTCCTGAGGCATCTGTGGAGGCTGAGGAGCGGCTGTCGCAGGGGCCTGAGCCGGCGGTGCTGTGACACCCTCGACGAAGCCGGTCTTGATCGGCCCGTCTGTGCGGACGAACGTCGCTGCTGGCATGCGGCCCTCCTGCTAGAACGAGAGTGGCGACGCACCGAGGGCGGGGGCATTTGGCCCAACTATAGTGGCCTGGGTGTAGGCGAAGATCTGGCTCTGGCTTACTTCCTTGTCGGCAGAGAATGCCCCGAGTTCTGGCCTGGTCATCTTGCAACCGATGGCCTGAAACGAGTCCACCGAGCCGTCCTTGTTCGCGACGAACCAGTTGACCGTGAAGTTCGGCCGGAGGTCGAGCAGGAAAAAGTTGTTGCAAGCCTGCAGCGTCATGAACTCGACGTTGCCGCGCGCCCGCTGCCAGCTGAAGTGGAGTTCGCCGGACTCCCAGATGGTCTCATGCAGCGGAATGCCGCCGTTGGTGATTGGCGTGGTCTTGACCAACCGCTCGTGCTGCATGATGCGAAGCTGGAGGAGATGGCCGATCTGGAGGAAGTTGCGAGAATTTCCAGAATCGTCGGAAATCTGGCCGGAGACATCCTTGCCGATAGAAAAATCATTTGGAAACAACGTGAAACTACTGGCCATTTTCCACCTCGGCTCGGAGCAGGTTGATCTTCATCGGCACGTAGTGCCGGTTCTTCCTGAGGTGCGCGACAACACAGGCGCGCTTGATCCATTCCGGTCGATTCACCTGGGCCAAGCGCATTCGCTCCTTGGTCTCTGCGCTGCGCGGCCGGTTCTTCCAGTAGCTCGGCTTGCCGCGATTGGCCGCGCCGATCTTGGCCTTGCGCTCTTCGGATGCTGGGCCGAATTTCTTGCCAAGCTTCGCAAGCCGCATCTTCTCGCGTGTCTCGGCGGACACTTTCGAGCCGCCGCCAAAGTTGTGATGCTCCTCGCCATACCTGTGAGGTGGGTCTCCGCCACCGTCGACGAGGTTCATGGACTTTCCGCCGACAGAGACGAGCGCCTTCTCGGCTGCGAGCAACTCGGCCCGCGTCTCAAACAAGGCAACGTGCTCGACCGAGTGCGCCTCACGTCCGTACTTGGCAACCGATCGCTGAAGGTACAGGCCGCTGCCGAGGTAGCCGTCATCCAGGTCGTCTGTGGAGTGGATGCCGAGGTAGAACTTGCCAGTGACGGAGCACGTCGTCCGGTAGAGAACGTGGTAGCGCTTCTCCGTCTTGTGGTGTCCGGTCGGCACAGATCGATTGTAGCCTAGGTCTGCGAGCCCTGTGAGATCGAAACGTTCACAGTGGTTCCGCCAGTGAACGACAGGATGAACCACCACACGCTGGCGAAGTAGTTCACGAGCGCGGAGGCGTAGAGGTAGTGCGCGGCCACGCTGTTCGCGGGGTTGTTGTTCTTGTCGCACTGCACGCCGAAGCCGGTGATGACGTTCCCGTTCTTCTGGAGCTGCAGGAAGTTCGAGAGCGCCGAGAAGACTCCCTGCCGCGTTGGGTCAGGATCGTTCGGGCCCTGGTTCTTGCCGACCCACTTGCCGAAGGCGCCGGCCAGCGACTTGGCCAGAAAGTTCGTCAGGGTCGTGTACTCGATGGGGCCCGTGACAGGGTTGTAGCTGATGGAGGCATTCACGCCGGTGGCCCACCCGAGAGCGTTGGCTCCAGGGATCGGCTGGGTGATCAGGGCGATGCCGTTGAGCTGGCACTGCCCGATCTCGGCGAGCGAGTAGGGGGCCGGCGAGCCCTGGCTGCTCGTCCTGTAGGTTCCGGCCGTGCCTTTGAAGGTGGTGTTGAGCGGGCTGTTCTGCGGAGGCAGAGAGCAGATGTTGCCGACAGCTCCAGCCGCTGGGTTCATCAAGCGCGAGGGATGGACGCCGTCGCTGAAGTAGACGTGATCCTTGACGTAGATCTGCTCCCAGTCGACGATCCCGAGCGTGCCGAGGTCGGTGACTGCCTGGCCGGTGTTGGTGTCGTCGCCCTGGGCGAGACCAGAGACGAAGAAGGCTGCCATCGAGTCCGCGATGCCAGAGCCTCCGGTGATCGCCCCAGTCTCGAGCAGGGTGTAGTCCCCGTAGCTGTTGTCGCCGAATCCGGCGATGGTGAAGCCGGCCACCGGCGGGTTGAGGCCGGCCAGCGTGTAGATGCCTGTGACGGGGGTCGTGGCGTTTGAGCCAAGGATGGTGTGGGCGAGGGAAGGCACAGTGGTGTAGGTGCCGAGTGTGGCGGTCCCGTCCGCGCCAGCGGTCAGTGAGACGCCGGTGCTGAGCAGCGACGGAGCCTGAGTCGAGTTCGTTCCAGCGACGTGCCCGGAGCCGCTCATGACCTGCGCGGGCATGATGAAGCGGCAGAGCTGAGACGGCCCGCGGATGCTGGCGATGCCGTTCGCAAGAGCGTTCTGGAGCGCCAGCCAGAATGCCGAACTCGCCGGGAGGTTCGGATAGGTCTCTGGGTTGAGGCCGACGCCGCCGGGCGGGGTGAGAGTGACGGTGTAGGTCCCTGAGACGCCGGCAGTGATCGTGACGCTGATGCCGTTGCCGAGGGTGCCGTAGTACAGCGCAGTGAGGAAGCCGCCGCCGATGAGGACCGGGCTCGAGGCGCCGGAGACTCCACCACCGCCGCCTGCGAGGTTCGCAACGCTTGCCGCGACCACGTCGTCGGATCCGCCAGTGGCCACTCCGGTGATGAGGCTCGCGACGGACGACGCGATGGCGGTGATCAAGCCTGAGTTCGTCTCGCTGCTCTTGGGGCTGATGGTGATCGCGTTGCCGACGATCGCAGCCGTTGAAGTTGCGCCGCTCGGTGCGTTCTGGGTGATGGTGATCGCGTTGCCTGCGACACCGGTCGGAACTGCTGTCCAGGTGATGCCGTCCGGGCTCGTGGTGCTGCCGATGAAGAGGCTGGCCTTGGTGACGTCGGCGAGAGTGAGGTTGGCAAACCGCGCGGTTGTCGAGGCGGCAGTGCTGGTCGGGAGGGAGTTGTTGGTGGCGTCGATCTGGTGATCGATCTGGTAGGCGGCCGGGAACTTCCCAGTCGACGGCGCGCTCGAGGAGTCCGTGACTGTTACGTCCGGCCCGTCCACGCTGCGCAGGCACCACAGCGAGAAGCCGCCGGATGCGGAGGCCTGTGAGTAGGCCAGGAGCGAGGCTGAGATCAGGTCGAACGGGTTGAGCGTTGCATCGGTCGTCGCAGCAGGAGAGCCGGAGCTATTCGGGACTGGCCCGAACGACCGGAAGACGTCGCTCGGACTGCCTGTCAGCTGCGGAGAATTGGTGGGCCCCCATGTGGCCGATCCTGCGATTGCTCCGATGTTGGTGGGGACGCCTGCGACAAAACTCGGGGGAGGGAGGATCTGAACGTAAAGGCCGGGAGCTCCAGTGGGAGCCGCCTGCGCGCCTTGGCTGATGAATCCTGCCATCGTGACCTCTCCCTATTGGTATGATCCAAATGTCGCAGTTGAGGCTATCCGTCTATGATCCTTCTGTCAAAGCGTTCCTGGCAGCGGCGGGCTCGGCGTGAAAGTGAAGGAAGTCCCGAGCACGGGGTAGAGCGTTTCGGTGTTCAGAGTCCCGTACTCCAGCATCACTCTGAAGTCCCAGCGGTAGATGTCCGCGAGCTGCTCCTCGACGAGCATGTCGCCTTCGACATGGACGTGGACCCAGTCTCCGAGCGGGCCTGGAGATGACGGTGACAGGTAGAATCCGCCACGGCTGTCGAGGATGCCGAGTTGCACGTCGACTGGATCCCCGAGAGCCTCTCGGCGGGCTTCAGTCGATGCCCAGATGATGCAGCGGAC